TGAAAAAATTTGAAAAAAATATTATCAAACCCTTGAATTGGGGTCTAGAAGTTTCAGAAGATGCAAGTCAAGAAGAAACCAAACAGTTAGCAATCAATGAAAACGGAGAGCTTGTTTTAGAAGAAGATGAAATAGAACGTATCAAAAAAATTCAAATGGAAGATATCGCCATCAAACAAGTATATGAATTTAATATTTAATTTTTATATGGAACCATATAAAAATGAATACAAAGCAAGTATAGTAATATATTTATATTATTTATATGATTTTCGTACTTTTAGTAGACTTCTTAAAAAAACTTGTAATCTCTTGATATCCTGCTTTTTGCATTGCTTTTTTTTCTCGTTTCTGTTCTTCCGCCTTAATAATCTCACTGAAAATCAGCTTTTCCGAATCTTTCATTACTAGATCAAACACTTGGCAAACTGGATTCACAATTTGGTTCGTAATGTAATGAAGGTAGTCAACCGGCAATTGATTTTTAATCACATAATCTGCGTGTTCAATCTTATCTCCCTGCAAAATCTTCTTTTTCTTTGTACCTTTAATGTGTGCATCCTGTTCTACATATACAAACGGAATACGATCATTCACCATTGGCTTATTGCCCGGATCTCGTTCGCCCATTCTATCTGCTAACACTTTATGAGCAATACCTTCTGGATTTTTATAACTATCTTTTAGTGTCTTACTCATAATAAATTTGTCTAATCCATATTCGCCACGAATAATCTTTCGACAAGCATTTTGAATAAAGGCGATCGCTTTCGGCACATTGTTTTCCTTCAATAAGATCTCAATCGACTCGCCAAATACATGTTTTACAATCGGTGCATTATCTCGACGCTTCAATACAATGCCCATATATTTAATCGTATACTTTGGTGACTTGCCACTATAATAAAACCCAACATACTTCTTTTTCGCACACAGAATCATCGGACAAATCACTTTCTCAAACTCCAAATTATGTGGTTTCTTTAACAGTGCTGAAATTCTGCCCGAAGATTCTTCGCACATATCAATTGCCTTATAAATCGCATCCAAACCACTCAAATGACTAACTGGAAACTTAATAAAGATAGAATCCGTGTCTCCATACACTACCTCCGTGCCAGGATATTCCTTTTCTACAAAATTCTTAGCAAAAATAATATTTTTTCGACCGGTTGCTGTTGTTGCTGCCGCAATATCCTTCAAACATAGTGGAGAAGTACCAGCTCCTGTCACACCATAAAGACTGTTTGCAGTAACCTTATATGCTAATTGTTGACCCTCTAGAACCTTCCATTTTTGAGGATCCTTAATCTCTTTTTGCTTTTTACGAACATCTTTACGGCACTTCAACAATACCTCTAGAATCTCTGGCAATACACCTCTCTCTCCATCTTTTGGTTGAACATACCGGACCACTTTCTGTCCATTAACTGTCTTTTCTTTTGCTTCGTCATCGTAGAGATCCCAACTAATATCTTCAAACGTATGACCCATTTTTTGCAAGAGAGCTGCACCCTTCGCGCCTTGGTATTTTGGATCGAGACAAATCGTAGTGTGGCATAGGTTCTCACTAATCATGCAGCTTGGATATAGACTATTGAAATCAGCAACGGCAATGGGCTCTTTCTCAAAATATATGCCTACTTTTGGTTCAAGTACAAAAGCACCTTCATAACTATCATCCTCGTCACCTGTTTTCTCGAAATACTTAATCACTGGAATACAATAATTGCGCTCCTTGGCTCGTTTAGATACAAAACTAAACAGCTTAACACCTTGACCTCGATTAAAAATGAAACTCAATGGTACACTGTTTACATTTGCCATAGCTACTGAATTTACAATGACATCTAACTTATGCAACAATCGATTGCATAATCTACAATCTTGTAGACAGTATTTCGCAATAATACCACGATGAATCGCATCCTTCTTCTGAAAACCAAAAATCTGTTGGGGATCAATGTCATCTTTACCTTCTGACCATGAATACTTCCATCCTGGCTCTACCAAGAGTATGTCTTTAATCAGAAATCTTCCATTCGCAGTATCGACTTCTAAAATTTCAATCTTTTCGCCACCTTTATATTTGTCTTCGTATACATAGTTGTTTTTCTGGAGTGTTACATAGTTGCCTTTCTTGATACCTTCGCTCAACTCACTATACAACCATGTGCCTCGCTCATCAGCTTCTGTCTTCTTTACTTCTCCTCGCATAAAGTTGTTTACCACCGCATCCAACTTATAACTATCCAATTGGTGATTTCGGCGCATGTATTTCATGAGGTCAAATACGACACGACCAGGAATATCAATGTATTCTAAGATATTTGTACCCATCGCACTGCTAGACAAATCTTGTGTCTTAAAAGGGCACTCAAAATCAGCCATTCTGCTCATTTTCATAAATTCGGGTGTAATAAACAGTTCTTCTGCACGATGGTGCATAAACTTCATATCGAATCCAAAAATGTTATATCCTGTTAATAGGTCTGGATCCATCAGCTGCATCAACCTAGTGAACTCTAGTAATACCTCTTGTTCAGTCTCAAAATACCAGATAATTGTATTCGGCTTTTCAGGAATGACAGCTGATTTTAGTGTAAAAATAAAATCCAGTGTAGTATCCATACCATAAATCTTAATGGTTGTACCAATCTGGATACACTTGTCTCCTTCTAGTGCAGGCAAGATCTTATTTAGTCGCTGTACCAATTCTTCTCTTAGTTTATCCAGTTTCTCATCAATAACTTTCTTTTCCTTTGAATCAGCACCATTTCTTCGCTCTAATGTGATATCCACTATTTTCTTAAAATATTGATTAATAACCTGCGTTTCAATAGCGGTAAATTTACTACCAAAATAAGTTACCGGATCAGCGATCTTTTGTTTTGGTACAAGATGACCAATCTGAACTTTTGAAACAATGTAGTCCCGAACTGCATTTGTCTCCACTTCTCCATCGTGGTAAATAAAATCATCCATTAAGGGATTAACAATCTTGGACCAATCCTTTTTTGCCAATGGAAAACTGCCATCGCTGCTATCACATTCAATATCGAACGATGCTTCCACCATTCGACCAATGCTATCTTCTGGCTTTGAGCTAACCTCCTTCCAGTTGACATCAATCTCAAATGTTGTAGTTGAAAACTCGTTGGTTTCATTAAAGGTGTAATTCGTCAGCTCCAACCACCCACATGGCTGTATGTTTCTCCAGTGAAAAAAGCGAAGCATAGAATCAATATTTGATTCATAAACCTCAAATTTGACTTGTCTTAGCGAACAAATCGAAGGATGAATTTTGATGGGTTTTTGGAAGGCTCGTTCGTATGCTTTAAACGCATACGTATTTCTAAAGGTAAGACGAGCAAATCGGGTCGTTTGTTTGTTTTGAAACCCCCAGAAATCAATCTTATCGCAAAAACTGCATTCAAGCATGTCTTTATGATACATTTCAAATAGGTTACCACCGGTTTTTCCATTGTTAAAATTCGCTTCAATGGCTTCATCAAGGATTCGCTGAAATACAGATTCCTTCATATTTTCTGGAACCTTGACGTAGAAAAATGGTGTATAATCGGTGATACGAGCGGTAACTGTTTCACCAAATTCCGTTACACCATATAGGTAGATCACATATTGTGTTTCCTCAACGGTTTTCCCAGATCCCGAATCGCTATCCTCTTCTACATATTCTACATTTACTTTTTCATTTCGATTAAACCAATCGACTGCTTGGACCTTAAAGGGATCCCCTTTCTTGAGAATGGATTTTGTTTTGTTTTTTTCTTCTGCGGAAAGATAACAGTAACGAGAACGTTTGTATAGGTCTCTTGTGAACGCCAGACCTTTCTCTCGTGTAATTTTCTTTTTTTCTAGAAGCGATAAAATGTGCTCCATGATTGATTTGATGAAGGGTCAAAAGTTTAAATCAATTTAAAAAAATACCTCGTTAGTCATAAAAGATGAATGATGACTTTCTTTACCAACCCATGATCAGTTACCTTGGTAATAAACGTAAGCTATTAAATCATATCGATCATTATATCACATTATCCAATCCTAAAACTGCCCTTGATGGCTTTGCTGGAAGTGGGGTAGTATCTAGATTGCTAAGAACGAAGGTAAGTACCTTATTTGTGAATGATCTAGAACCGTACTCGATTGCTATTCAAAAAGGGTATTTGTGTAATGCTCCAAAAGGAGATGTGCAATCCTATCTAGAAGATCTAAATGCTCTAGTAGACCAAAGAATCAAGTCTAAGAAAAAACCAGAAATATCTTTGCTTCATGTTTACTATTCGCCGAAAGACTCTGATAACATTCAAGAAGGGGAGCGTTGTTTTTATAGTACAGAAAATGGTCTACGTATTGATCACTATATTAGTCTATTACGAAAAGAACATCCCTTTCGAGACATCGCATTGGCAAATCTTTTAGTAAAATGCAGTATTCATACAAACACAAGTGGAGTGTTTAAAGCATTTTATAAAGTAGATGGAGTAGGTCATTGGGGTGGATACAAAGAACATGATTTGCAACGTATTTTACGTCCGATTCGGTTAGAATGTCCTATTTTTGATAATCATAAAACCGATGTCTATTACTCTACTAGAACAGTAACAGGGATATGGGATGAAATAAAAGAACCTCTTGATTTTGTATATTACGATCCACCTTATAATCAACACCCATATGGAAGTAACTATTTTATGTTAAATGTGATTCATGATGCAGTAATGAAAAAAGATTATTTGAATCATTTTACAGTTGATCCAAATAGTGTTTCAGGAATACCAAAAGACTGGACTCGCAGTGAATTTAACTATCGTAAAACAGCCCTTTCCGCTTGCAGTGATATGATTGACTGCACAGAATCTTATAATATACTAGTTAGCTATAATGACAATGGAATGGTGTCTAAAGAAGAAATGAAGGAATTATTAAATAGCAGAGGCTATGATGTCCAGGTAGAAGAGATTCGTTATAAAAATTTGAATTCAAGACCAAGTAAAAAAATGGAGGATTCTGTTAATGAATACCTATTTTATGGTATTATGAAAGATATTTAGGTCTTCATAACCTCTACATTTGTATAACCTAATTCTTCTAGTCTTACTTTTGCTTCAGTTGCTCGTCTACCTGTTCTACAATAAAGCTTTATAGGTCCATTTTTATCGCCCTTATATTCATCTATTCGATGATGAGGAAGATGGATGGCATGAGGATCATGACCCATATCCCATTCTGTTTTAGAACGAACATCTAGTATGATTTCTTTTATGT